AATACTGTTGAGATTGCAAACAAGGTAGAAGAGTATACTATTAAAAGTAATCTAGATCTTCTTCCAATAAAGGTTGAAAATCCAAATGAAGAACTTTTTGCACTTGCTTCTAGAGGATTAGTTTTAAAAGGTCTTTCTGAAAATAAAGAATATCTGGATAGATTAAATTTAGAACTTGACATCATTAAAAGCAAAAACTTTTCACCTTACTTTTTGGTTGTTCATAATATGCTTAATTGGGCAAAAGATCAGGGCATCATGGTTGGTCCAGGTCGTGGTTCAGCAGCAGGTTCTTTAGTGTGCTATGCACTAGGAATTACAGAAATTGATCCAATTGAATATGGTCTTTTGTTTTTCCGCTTTATTAATCCTGATAGAGATGATTTCCCTGACATTGATTCTGATATTGCAGATGATAGAAGAGATGAAGTGAAAGCATACCTTGAGCGTGAATATAAAAACGTTGCATCAATTGCTACATTTCTTGCATTTAAAGATAAAGGAGTCGTAAGAGATGTTGCTAGAGCATTTAACATCCCTCTTAACGATGTTAACAAAGTTCTTAAGGGCGTAGACAGCTGGGATGATTTTACAAGATCAGCCAATGCTCAATGGTTTAGAATGAAATATCCTGAAATTGTTAAATATGGAGAGCAGCTTCGTGGAAGAATTCGTGGAACTGGCATCCATGCTGCAGGTGTTGTTACCGCAAAAGATTCAATCTTTAAGTACGCACCACTTGAAACACGAATTGCACCAGGAAGTAAGGAAAGAATTCCAGTAGTTGCAGTAGATATGGAAGAGGCTGCAGAAATTGGTCTAATTAAGCTTGACGTACTTGGTTTAAAGACTCTTACTGTAATTGACCAGACTATTAAAACAATTAAAGAACGTCACGGTACAGATGTAAACCTTAAACAGATACCACTAAATGACAAGAAAGTCTTTGAGATGCTCTCTGAGGGGCGTACAAAGGGTGTTTTTCAGTGTGAAGCAACTCCTTATACAAACCTTTTGGTTAAAATGAGAGTGAGTAATTTTGATGAACTTGTTGCATCAAACGCCCTTGTTCGTCCAGGTGCTATGAATACGATTGGAAAGTCATACATTGCCCGTAAGCATGGCAGAGAGATGGTTGAATATATTCACCCTTCTATGAATGATTACCTAAAGGATACTTATGGATGTGTATTGTATCAGGAACAGGTAATGCAAGCTTGTGTTGTCCTTGGTGGAATGACAATGGTTGAGGCTGATAAGGTTCGTAAGATTATTGGTAAGAAAAAGGACGCTAAAGAGTTTGACATCTTTAAAGATAAGTTTGTTAGTAATGCAGAAAAGCATATTGGCATTAGAGCAAAAGATCTTTGGCATGACTTTGAAGCACACGCAGGTTATTCTTTTAACAAGTCTCACGCTGTTGCATACTCAACACTTTCTTACTGGACTGCTTGGTTAAAGTATCACTACCCAATTGAATTTATGTTTTCTCTTTTAAAGAGCGAAAAAGATAGCGATGCTCGTACAGAGTATTTAATTGAATCAAAGCGTATGGGGATATCTTTAAAGCTTCCACACATTAACGAATCTGATTCAGACTTTAAGATTGAGGGCAAGGGTATTAGGTTTGGTCTTGCTGCTATAAAGTGGCTTTCTGAAGGAGTTGCAGGTAAAATTATTGCAGGTAGACCTTTTGAATCTAAAGAACAGTTTAAAAGCTTTGCAATTAAAAAGGGAAGTGGGATTAATTCAAGAGCAGTAGAAGCATTAGACTTAATTGGTGCTTTAACTTTTGAAGATAATCCTAGAGACGAACTAAAGGTAAGAGATAACCTTTATGAATATCTAAATCTTCCTGAATTAAATACAAGCGTTCCACAGCACTATTATGCATACATAGATCTTGTAGAAGACTTTGATGAGCAAGGTGTGTTTGTTCTGCTTGGTATTGCAAAAAATATTAAGCGTGGCAAAGGCTGGTCAAGAGTAGAAATTATGGACTCTACTGGAGTAATTGGAATCTTTGATGATGAAGAAACTAAGATTGAGCCAGGAAGAACTTATTTAATTCTTGCAGGTGCAAACAGAATCTCTGAAGCTATTCCAATTGATGAATTAAAAGAGCACAAAGAAAATCCTCTTATAAAGTTTTTAAACTATAAGCAGATTCCATTTGCAATTGATGAACACTTTGTGCTATCATTTACTCCTAGAGTTACTAAGGCTGGAAAAAGAATGGCTAACATGATTGTTGCTGATAGTTCAAGAGAAATGACTGCCGTAATGGTATTTCCAACAATGTTCTCTACTGGATATATGAAATGCCAGCCTGGAAAAGTAGCAAAGATTAATTTTGGCGAAACAAAAGAAGGAACTATTACATTGAAAGAAGTAAACTAATGATTGATATAGATAATTTAGCAAATGATTTGCACAAGACTGCAAAGGAAAAAGGTTTTTGGGATGATAATAATGGAATAATATTTTATCTTAAGCAGTTGATGATGGTAACAACTGAGGTAGCAGAAGTAGCAGAAGCTATGCGTAAGAGCCAAGGTGACCGTGCTGTTGTTAGAGAGCTGGCAGATATTATTATTAGAACATTAGATTTATATGCAGGTCTTGTAGAAGATGGATATACAAAAGAGTCTTTACAAGAAAACTTATTAGACAAAGCTAACTATAATTCAGAAAGACCAAATATGCACGGACTACTAGCATGAGTAAAATAGACCTTGATGATTTTTTGTCTCAGTTAGATCCAAAGTTGCGTAAGAAAATAACAAGTGGCAATACTATTGAAATAACCAAACAAAAAACACCAAGCATTAGTTTAAACAATGCTCTTAAGGGTGGCTTTGGTTATGGTCGTCAAGTCCTTATCTGGGGAAATAAGTCTGCAGGAAAATCTTCATTCTGTTTACAGATGATTGCTGATGCTCAAAAGGATGGAAAGATATGTGCTTGGATTGATGCAGAAGCATCTTTTGATCCAGAGTGGGCAAGAAAACTTGGAGTAGATGTAGATCAACTAATTTATTCAAACGCTAGGAGTATGAATGAAATGGTGGACGTTGGAGTTCAGCTAATGAAAGCTGGAGTAGATGTCTTAATTGTTGATTCCATTTCTGCACTTCTTCCTGCTATCTATTTTGAAAAAGATTCAGAAGAGCTAAAGCAGTTAGAAAATACTAAGCAGATTGGTGCAGAGGCAAGAGATATGACCAACGCAGTTAAAATGCTTAACTATGCTAATAACAATGATAAGCCAACGCTTCTTGTTTTAATTTCTCAACAAAGAAATAATATTGGTGCAATGTTTGCTTCTCATCAACCAACTGGTGGACACGCTGTTAAATTCTTTAGCAGCACAATTGTTAAACTGTGGTCAAGTGAGTCTGACAACCAAGCAATCAAAGGTAAGATAGTTTCAGGAGATAAGATAATTGAATCTAAAATTGGTCGTGTAGTTAACTGGCATGTTGATTTTAATAAAACTGGTCCAGCATTTGTTGCAGGTTCTTATGACTTCTATTTTGATGGAGAAGGATGTATGGGTGTGGATAAGATTGCAGACTTAGTTGATACTGCAGAACTTGTTGGAGCTATTCAAAAAGGTGGAGCATGGTATACCATTGGAGAAGAAAGACTTCAGGGTAGAGCAAAAGTTATTGAATGGTTAAAAGAAGATCCTCAAAGAGTTTTAGATTTAGAAGCAAAACTAGATGTATAAAAACTTTTCTGAATATAGAGGAAAATTTTCTTGTCACTCATGTAAGCAACTGGTTCTAATTGCAAGATTTTATAGTGCAGACATGAAGCTAACCTGGCTTTGCTCAAATAGACATATGTCTGAAGTAATACTTACAAGAGGTGCATAGTGAGTGAACGTGCAGAACTTAAAAGAGCTGGACTAAAGGCTCACAAGAATTCTGGTAGAGGTGCAGTTAAAGCTGATGGCAGTGACGATGAATTTGTTGTTGATGTAAAAGAATATAGTAAATCCTTTTCTATTACTCAAGACAACTGGGCAAAGATTGTTACTGATACTTTAAAAGTTGATAGGTCTAAGAATCCAGCACTAATGCTTGTTATTGGTGAAGGAAATAGAAAGGTTAGACTTGCTGTTATTGAATGGGAAGTTTTTGAAGAATTGAGGAAAAATGGAAACAACGACTGATTTGTTAAATAAAGTTAACGGGTTTAATGAAATATCTAATCACATGCAAGATGAAGAATTAACTCAAACTCTAGTGCTAGTTGCTAAGTTAATTTCTAAACCAGATGTTCCAGCAGCAGCTGGCGTTGAACTAATTGTAAAGCTACAAGCCTACTCTGCTAAGTTTGCAATGCTCGCTTCCTGGTATACTAATGTTAAGAAAGATGAAAGAGATAAGAAGAATATATACTATTCAGCTAAAGAAGCAACGGATAGACTAGTAGATGCATTAAAATATGCGGTTAGGATTAACAATGGCTAAAAGCCTTATTAACAAGTTGGTTGAAAAACCAAAAAAGAGTGAAGAGAATTTAATTGATAGTCAGGCAATTGTTGACAAGATTAAAGAAGGGTATGCCTTACAAAGAAAAGCATCCTTTAAGAAAAGAGATAGCTTTACCCCATCAACACTAACTTATGGTGCAGGTAAATGTCCTAGATTTTGGTACTTATGGTTTGAAGGAAATGAATCAGATGTAAAAACTGATTGGTATTCAGTTGCAAATATGGATAGTGGTACTGATCGTCATGGTCGTATTGAAAAAGCCATGGAGTCTGCTGGCATCTTAGTAACCAATGAAGAACGCTTGTCTTATGTAGATCCTCCAATTTCTGGTAGAACAGATGCAATTATTAAATGGAATGAAATGGATATTCTTACTGAAATTAAAACACTTAATGAAGATTCTTTTCACTATCTAAATGTTAAGGGTGAAGCAAGAAAGTATCACGTTGAACAACTTCTTATCTACATGAAAATTCTTAAGAAGAGCTTTGCATTCCTTGTTTATGAATCAAAAAATAGTCATGAGCTATCCTTGTTCCCAATTAAACTAACTGATCACTATAAGAATTTTATTAATTACTTTTTTGATTGGATGCGAGAAGTAAAGAAAGCATCTGACGATGGTCTTTTACCTGAAAACCCCTACCGTTCAAACTCAAAGGTTTGTAAAGGTTGTGATTTCGAAACAGTATGTCGCACCAAGCCAAAGGGTGATATTAAAATAGCACCAAGGAAAGATCTTGAGTAAATTTTGTAAACTTTGCGATAATCAATTTAAAAGCAATAATAAGAATCAAATATATTGCTCACCTGAGTGCAGGTCTACTGCTACAAAGGAAAAGATTATGAAGAGGTACAAAATCTCAAAAGTTAAATCTCGTGCTGCTAAGTCAAGAAAATGTGCTGGTGGATGTGGTATAGAAATTAGTATTTACAATGATATTGGATTTTGTAATAGCTGCATGATGAGTAAAAAAAAGCTTGATCAAACCTTAAAAGACATAAAAGGATTTTTTGATTATGAGCAAAGCTAGTTGGAAAGATATTGGAAAGCCAAAAAGATTTATCTCTATAGATGCTTCTTCTACTTCTGCTGCCTTTGCTATATTTCAAAATAATGAGTTAGTAAAGTTTGGAAAGATTAACTTTACTGGAAATGATCATTATAAAAAAGCTGGAGATGCTTGTAAAAAACTTACTCCATTATTCAAAGATTTTAATGTTGAGGTAGTTGTAATTGAAAATACTATTTTTGCAAACTCTCCAAAAACATCAATGCAGTTAGCTCTTGCACAGGGTGCGATTGTTAGTGCAGCGTATATTAATGGTGTAAAAGACGTATACCCTTGCGTACCAGTTGCCTGGCAAAACTGGATTGGTAACAAGGTTCTAACAAAAGATGAAAAGCTTGAACTAAGAAAAGAAACTCCTGGAAAGTCAGAATCATGGTATAAAGGCAAGGAAAGAGATTTTAGAAAGAATAGAACTATTAGACTTGTTAATATAGAGTTCATGACTGATGTATCTGATAATGATGTTGCTGATGCAATTGCAATTGGATGGTATGCAACAAATAACTGGAATAAGATAACTAAACTTGACTTATAAAGGATATAATGATATTATGAAAATGTATACTAACGAAAATTGGTTAAGAAAAAGATTCTTAATGGACAAAAAATCTCCAGAAGAAATTGCAAAAGAGTGTGGAGTTTCACTTGAAACTATTTATGTATATCTTGGCAAGTTTGGATTGAGAAAGAGCAGAAGGAAATAATGGCTGAATACCCATCAGAAGCATTCTTTATAAATAAGAATGAAGACAAGATTAAAAAGATCTTTGAACTTTCCAAGACTGCTCCAGCTGGATATAATATCCTTGCTGCTTGTCTAGAGATTACGGAAATGTTGCTAGAAAAAAATGTAGCATACGGCAACTCTGCATTAAATCCTATTCGTATCTTTAGTAATGCAGATGATATGGAACAGCTTAATGTTCGTATTGATGATAAGTTAAATAGAATTAAGAACAAGAAATTGTATGCAGGTGACAATGATGAAGATGATCTGATTGGATACTTGCTTTTAAAGAAGGCTAAAAAGCGTGGCTAAGAAAAAACTTGTATTTAATGATAGATTTGAAAGAAAGTATTCCATGGTGACTGAAAGTGGTCACGAAGTAAGCGATGGAGATCTTATAAAGATTGCTGGAGAGCATGGGGCTACCTTTAAGTTTAAATGTCTTGTAAAAAATCCTGCAAATGGTGTAGAATGGATAGACTGCTTTCAAATGTTTAAGGAGATATCTGGACCAACAAGGTCTTTTTATCCAGACAGGGTTAAAGCAGTAAAGAAGAGAGGTAAGCGTGTCAAGCGAAGCAGCACTAGTTGATCATTTAGACCTTGTAAACAAGGTTGCATCAGAGTATCTAAAAGGCTTAGATGCTTCAGAGATTTCAAAAGCATTAAATATTCCAAGAGTAAAGGTTACAGAGCTACTTACTGACTGGAGAGTTATGGCAGCAAATAACCAAGCTATTCATGCTCGTGCAAAAGAAGCTCTTGCAGGTGCAGATCAGCACTTCTCATCACTTATTAAAAAAGCATATGAAGTTATTGACTCTGCAGACACTACTGCAAATCTAACTGCAAAGACAACATCTATTAAACTTATTGCTGATATTGAAAGCAAGAGACTTGAGATGTTGCAAAAAGCAGGGCTGCTTGATAATCAAGAGCTTGCAGACGAACTTTTAGAAACAGAAAGAAAGCAAGAAATACTTATAGGAATTCTTAAAGAAGTTACTTCATCCTGCGAATCTTGTAGACCAAAAGTTTTAACAAAACTTTCTCAAGTTAATGAGGGTGGGGTAGTTATAATTGACAATTGATATTAGTGATTTTATGGAGGCTCTTGATGAGTCACCATTTTCCGAAACCCCCGTTGATGTTGTAACATTTGTCACAGGTGAAAAATATTTAAATCAACCAGATTTGTCAGAGTACCAATACACTCTTGTTGAATGCATGAGTCAAATTTATCAAGAAAAAGATATTATTAGATATATGGGTGAAGAGGCTGGCAAGGAGCATTACAAAAAATATACTAAGAGTGAAATCATTATGCAACTTGGAAAGGGTAGCGGAAAAGACTACACTTCTACCGTAGGATGTTCTTATTTAGTTTACAAACTGTTATGCCTAAAAGATCCTTCAAGGTACTTTGGTAAGCCGTCCAATGATGCTATTGATATTATGAATGTTGCTATCAATGCTCAACAGGCTAAAAATGTTTTCTTCAAAGGATTCAGAAGCAAGATAGAAGGATCTCCTTGGTTTGCAGGAAAGTTTTCTCCACCAAAGATTGATAGCATTGAATTTGACAAGTCTATAACTGTGTACTCTGGTCACTCTGAAAGAGAATCTGCTGAAGGTCTAAACCTAATGCTTGCAATTCTTGATGAGATATCTGGATTTGCAATGGAATCTGCAAGTGGGAATGATCATGCTAAAACTGCTGATAATATTTATAAAGCATTTCGTGGATCCGTTGACTCACGTTTTCCAGACTTTGGCAAGGTTGTTCTTCTATCATTCCCTCGTTTTAAAGGTGACTTTATTTCAACAAGGTATGAAGACGTTATTGCAGAAAAAGAAACTATTGTAAGAAGCCATGAGTTTATTCTCAACCCAGCATTATCAGAAGATGATCCACAAAATAAATTTACCGTAGAGTGGGATGAAGATCATATTAATTCCTACAAGCTTCCTGGAGTCTTTGCATTAAAAAGACCAACGTGGGAGATTAACCCTACAAGAAAAATTGAAGACTTTAAACTTGCTTTCTTTACAGATATGGCTGATGCTCTTATGCGTTTTGCATGTATGCCAACAACATCTTCAGATGCATTTTTCAAAAATAGAGAAAAGCTAGGTATGGCATTTAAAAAGAATAATCCTATTGATGTTGCCAAGAGAATAGAAGAATCTTTTCAACCAGATCCTGAGGTAACCTACTATGTCCATGCTGACTTGGCACAAAAGCATGATAAGTGTGCTGTATCTATTGCCCATATTGATAAGTGGGTAAGCCTACAATCATTTAATGGATATGAGCAAATCGTTCCCTTTGTTGTAGTTGATGCAATTGTTTATTGGGAGCCTAAAAAAGAAGGTCCAGTAGATTTATCAGAAGTAAAAAATTGGATTATTAATCTAAGAAGGCTTGGGTTTAATCTTGGATTAGTAACTTTTGACCGATGGAACTCTTTTGATATTCAAAGAGATCTAACTAGTGTGGGAATAAAGACAGAAACTTTATCAGTAGCAAAAAAACATTATGAAGACCTTTCTATGCTTGTTTACGAAGAAAGAATAGTTTTGCCTCTAATAGATTTATTACTTGAAGAAATGCAGGAGCTTAGAATTATGAATAACAATAGGGTTGATCACCCAAGAAAGAAATCTAAAGACCTTGCAGATGCTATGTGTGGATCTGTTTACAATGCAATAAGTCATACAAGAAGAGAGAAAATTCAGGAAGTAGAAATTCATACTTACAAGTCTCGTCCAAAAGTTGACAAGGAAGATGAAAAGATGATAAAATCTAAACCTGAGATGACAGAAGATATTAAAGAATATCTTATAAACTTTAATTTAATTTAGTAGAAAATGGATTTAAACCTGTGAAAGAATATTTAGCAAATAACGATATTTGTTTTGATGATATCTTAATGGTTCCACAATATTCGGAAGTAGTTAGTAGAACAGCCGTAGATTTAAAGATGCCCATTGGTGGCTCTACTTGGCTAAATTTTCCAGTAATTGCATCCCCAATGGATACGGTTTGTGAAAAAGATATGGCTATTGCAATTGCTGAATCTGGTGGAATTGGAATAATCCATAGATTTATGTCTGCAAAAAAACAAATAAAAATGGTTAAAGAAGTAAATAGTTACAACAATCTTAACCTGC